CGTAGTAGTACCCGTAGATACGGGTCCGAACTGTTGCGATAGATCCAGAGAGATGTTTTCAAACTGGGTCTAGCCGGCCTGTCGTAAAACAGCAGACCGGTACGCTTCTACCGCCTCGTGTGAGTTGGTGAAGCGATCGAAGAGGGCGGGTTTTCCCAAACCCTCTCCGAGAGACCGCGCAACCACATTTACCATGTGGAGCACGATCTTGGTTAGCGGGTCGCCCATTGGAACGCCCCTAACCATCTTTACCTGCCGGAGTTCCTCTCCGAGCGGGCAAGGTTCACCGTACTGTGCCAAGGCACCAGTTGCGGTGAAGACGACCGTTCTGGGTTCGAAACAAACCCGGTTAACGATCCCAATTAACATCCGTGGTATGCCGCATTTGCGCATCCACAGATTCCCGGCGATCCGCGAGAAATCAAGCGGCATTGCGTCGGTGGCTTCTTTATAATCCGTTGAGGACATAAAGAAGTCTTCGTAGGTGTCCGTCCGTTCGACGTAGCCTTCGAATGTCTCTTCTTGACGTGTTTTCGTCTTAAAGAGATCTTCCTTCATTTCGTCTGACATCATTCGAATGAAGTAGTTCCAGGCATGGTGCGATCGCCCCATCCCTGAAGCACTGCTCTCTATCCCCCGTTTCAGGGGCCAGGCGCAGATCTTGTTTATGACGTCTAAGACGATCTTTAAACAAGCAAGCCCTTTAGTCACAGTTCGTGACTTTCCGGGCTCTTGCACCACCGTTAGAAATAAGTACGTTAAGTACTCCGGTGGTGTCCTGAGTATGTAATCTAGGCTAGCCCAGAATACAAACTCTCCGACCGTTGTGAAGCCCGTGGGCCCCCAATGGTCGATAATGGCCCCTGTGTCCAAGTCTCGAATTGGCACGGGGTCGTCGGTCGAGTATGACTCTAAGACTAGTCTTAGAGCCTCGATCGTTCCTCCCTCTCTCCGGGTTTTCTCCCAGGAGGCGGAGGATGCCACCGTTACTCTTGCTTTCGTAGCAAGGCCGGTGAATGCCTCTTGCGGCAGATCCCTTAGGATCTGGTCAAGAGCCGATAACACCAATTTCTTCCGCGTAGGAGAGAATGGTGTTGCGTCGGTCGAGACGACGACAATCATGTCGCGTTTCGACTGAAGTGACACGGTGGGTGGCGGCCTGCCAGCCCCCCGTGTCTGTGAGAGTATACCGATGCAGAACACCTGTCGTGTACCCTCTACCCTCTTAACTTTGTCCATGACAGAGCCTAAGAGGGAGCCCACCCAGTTATCCTGGGTGTGGTCGTTCAAGGTGCCCCTTAGGGCATGCATCTTGAACGTTTTCCTACTCTTCTTTAGTTGAGAGTAGGAAGTGATGAGGTTCAACCCTTCGGTTGTTACCTCACCATCAAGGAATTCGTCTCCCAGCAGGAGAGAGATTCCTTGGAGTGTGAAAAGGTCAAATCTTTCCCAATTCCACACTTCTTCGGGATAACACAGATATCTCTGTAAGAATATCCCGTCGACGGTTTTTAAGAGCTCAATGAGCCTTATACACCGTTTCTTCTTCGACCTAACCTCGGTCGGGTTCGTAAGAAGACGAGCACGTGTCCCCACACTTAGTAAAGGATCGTGCTTACCTGATATGAAGTGTAGTATTCTTCGTTTCAGGTTCACGGCAAAAGAATGATAAATCGAACTTTTGTCGCGTGCATACATCCATAGGGCGTTGCCCCAGTGTGTATGCGAGCGCAAGATATACGACGATGCGTGGTGATCTTGCACGTCCCAGAAGTGAATTTTATTTCGCACCTGGGATGCGAAGTCCTTGCCGAACAGGTTCGGACTTAGCTTGTCCTGGAGACGACAACCGTCGCCATTCCAGGATACTACGGACGGTAGTGGCTTGCCACTGCAGTCCGCATATACGAGGCCCGCATGGATTTTCCATGGGTCCTCGTACTTTACCCTTGTTAGCCGTTTGGTTGGCAAAGGTAAATCGCCTCCCTCTCCCCTCGAGGAGAGGTAAGGCGATAAGTCCTGGCTTTGAGGTTCCTCTAGACCAGGACTTTCATACGAGTCGCTATATGCGGTTTTGTATGAGGATTCTGTTTGGGATAAAATCCCAGATAAGGATTCATCGGGTCGTAACCCGAGATCGGAGACTAATCCTGCCTCCGGTTCGCTCTCAATCTCCAAACCTGATTTTAAGAGCGATTGCCGTTCCCGACCAACACTGGCGGATCCGGCAAATTTCAACGCTAGCGCGCTTGGCGCTTGCTTCGTTGAAATGAAGTGCCTTCCGGATACGTAATCCTTGAGCGCTTCTGGTGCAATGGGAGGCGGTGCCGCCCTATTGAACCACAGCCGCACATCACGAACTTGTTCGAGTATGCGGCTGCAGATGATAACATTCCCTGGC